CAGCAATTCCAGAATACTTGTCATAAACAATTACACCAGATGCTTCATCATCAGCTACCGGGCCACCACCAGCAATAGTATTCGCATAACGAACACGTAATGATGTGATTTGTCCAACAGGTTGAGTCATAGGTTGAGTTCCAACCAATTCCATTGCGATAGTCGCAGGAGTAACACGTCTGATAAGAGGCATTACTAATTTTTCTAAACGTGCAACATTACCAGTGCCAGTAACACCAGCAGCAGCAGTTTCAGTTAAATATTTTTTTTGGTTTTCAAGAAGAACTGAAGTTACTTGTGTTTGCTTGTCATTAAGACCTTCAAGCAATACGCCTTTCATTTCTTCCCAATTCTGTGTAGTACTCATTATAATAATCTCCTAAGTAATTATCTTGTTTATAATTTTATTTATTAAAATTGTTATTTTATTATGCAATTAATGTTTTTAAACGTGCTTTTTGAGCAGCTTTTTCAGCATCAACTGATTCTTCGATAACTACTTCGTTATCTTCGCTAACTGATTCTTTAAGTACAGAATCAATTGTTTCTTGGTAACGTTGATCTAAATTGTCAGTATCTACACTTTCAAGGATAGTTCGCATTACATCTTTCTTACTACCAGCTAAATTACCGAGTAAACCTTCAAGAACTTTTTCACGTTTAAATTCGATAACAGCAGATTCGCTTTCACTTAAAGCTGCTACTGATGCTTCAAGTTTGTCTTGGATAGATTTCATATCTTCAGACACACCTAACTTATCAAAAGTAGATTTGAATGATTCATATAACTTCATACCAAAGTTGTTTTGTTTTGCTTCTAAAAGGTCATCATGTAATTCAGAAATTTCTTCTTTGACATGAGACTCAACTAAACCTTCGAAACTTTCAGAAAGTGTCTTAGCATATTGAACTTTGAATTCTTCAAGTTTCTTAGCATAAGTAGGTTCGATTGTTTTGTAGTGGTTAATATCTTCTTTCAGTTCAGCAATTTCTTGAGTTACTGCTTCATTGATAAGGTCAGTCATTTTAGCTAAAATGTCTTTCTTTTCAGTTAACATTTTCTTAGCATATTCAACTTCAAGTTGACCCTTTGCTTCTGTAATTGATTCTTCTTTGAAAGAGTTGATTGCTTCTTCCAATGCCACTTTTGTGTCATCGTTTAGTAATTCACTTTCAAGTAATTTTTTAAATGCGCTCATTTGTAATTCTCCAAAATATATTTTGTTATGTTATTATTTATATTACTTTAGGTTTTTGGGAGCAATGTTGTACTTAAATGACAACAAGTCACCACTTTCACCCTTACCAGCTTTTATGATGCTTTGTAGTTGTTCTTTTTCTTTTGATGAAATTTCCCTACGTAGCATACCTGCACCACCTTTATTGAAATCCAGAATCTTTTCTAACTCAGTTGATTTAGATTTGATGTCTGCTGACAACTTGCTGATTGATTTGATTTGTTTTTCGGATGCTTCTTTTGAACTTTTGATTGTTGACATTAACTGGTCACGCTTCTTAACAAGTTTCAATATTGAATCATAAAGTGTACGCTGCTTACCTTTTGCGAATATGGTAGCTACTCCACCCATGTACACTCCGTAAAGCGCACCTGATATGATTGCCAGAGGTAATGCTCCTGCTCCACCTATTGCAGTTAATGCAGCGTAAGATGTTATGGTTGCACCAATCCCCAATATAGAACCTACTATTTTGAATACTTTGGATCTGGATGCTTCATCAAGTTGTTCTTCATATTCGTTAAGTTGTTGTAACTTCATTTAGAATGCACCATGAAATGCTTTGAATTTGACACCCATACGTTTCTTGGCAAGATTCATCATCTTTTTCATGATGGCAGAACGACCACCCATTAATTCCGGTGGCATATGACCTAACTTGTTGTGCTTGCTTATGATAACTTCCATTCTGTTAATCAGATCTTTTACCTGACTGTCATTACCTAACATCTTAAGACCAGCAAGTATTGAACCATTATGGTCATTGTTATCAGTTAACTGAGCAATCGCCTTAATGTTCTTGTCTATGCTACCTGCTTCTATCTGACTGAGTTTCATTTGAATGATTTTCCGATGAACTTAATCAGTTCTTTCTCGAAAAACTTCTGTGCAGATTTGTCATGTAGTACAGCATCAGATAAATCTTCAATGATGTATCCGCGTTTGTACATGTCGAGTGCTTCAGTGATACTTTGTGGGTATGCATTAATTGCGCTTGGATTGGCAACGATGTCTACTGTGATGAAGTTAAACCCTTCAACGATTCCAGTGTCTTCATTAACCTGACCTGATCCACGACTTGATACTCCAAGTTGTACACCTTCTTTGACTAAACCTTTTGCGATTTGACCTTTGGGAGTACTTTCCATGATTTGTGCTTTACCAATGGCATTGTTACCACTCATTTGCATTTCAAGGATTTTATGAGATACTTCAGACAGACTTACAACTAAGTCTTGAGGATGGTCTAATTGACCAAGTATATGCCGCCCAGCAGTAGCAGCTTCGTTAACTTGTTTAACTGCTTTTTCTATTTCAGGTTTGGCGTACACTCTGCCATTACGGTTTTTTTGTTCTGATTCCATAAAGATACCACTGAGGTACATCTTCTTAGATTCAGTGTTTGCTTCACAGATTATTCCGTTAAAATTTTCTTCTATTAAGATCATGTTAAATTCCTATAAGTCTTCATTGTATTTATAAGACTTACAGGAATATTAGAAGGATTAGTCTTCTGGTGGGACTACATCATCATCTGGTGCAGGTGTTTCTGGCGTACCATTAACCACATCAGATACTGTTTTGATTACTTGATCTTGAATGGATTGCTTAACTGCATCCATATCACCAGCTACAAATTGATCAACAATTGATAATTCTGGTTCTGGATCCGGCTCAGGGGGTAGATCGTCATCTGGTGCAGGGGTTATATCATCAAGATTATCTAAATCACCTAACAGATCGTCTTTTTTCTTATCATCTTTCTTTGGTGGCATTGCGTTTCTCCTTTATTTTTTAAAAACTAATATGCTCCAATCCCAATAATCATTTGCTATCAGGATGCTATCTGCGTTATCAACAGATTTAATCTTATTTATAATCTTTCTTAGCACACCCACCCCACGATTTCTCCAAGGGATGATTTGCATGATGTCTCCTGTTGTTGACATAACATAGAATGATAATGAACTGTTGACTGCACCTTTGAATTTCATTTCTTTGGTTGCACCCTCATTAAGTTCTTGTCTGAGAACATTTACTTTAATGGTGAACATTATTTTTTAACTTTCTTTTGTAATTCAGCTATTTTCTTATCGCGTTTGGTTTTTTCTTTCTTGTAAAAATCTTCTGCTTTCTTTATCTTATCTTTAATTTTAGATTTGGCGTTATTGTCACTGGCCTTTGTTAGTTTGTTTTTTAGTTTGGTCAGTGTTTTTTTAAGCACTTCTTCTTCTGACTTATTAGTTGCTTCCAGTTTTTTAAGTTGTGCTGGATCACTCTTACCTGCACCAACCTTCCCACCAATTACAGCACCAGCAACCCCAGTAGGACTTGCAACTGCACTAATAGCACCAGCAACCCCACCAATACCAGTACCAATACCAGTAGCAGCACCCATAGCAGCACCAATCGCACCACCAGCAGTAGCAACAGTTAGTACACCTAAACCAACACCTAATGCTATACCTGCTGCTTTAGATAATTCATCTAACTTTTCATATTCTTCTGTTAGCAGTTCTTCAAAGTTTTTGTTATTTTTCATTAGCCGGTACACTCCCTGTACTACTAGTTTCAGCAGGTGCAGATTCTTCAGCACCATCTTCTTCAGCCGCGCCAGCTTGTAGCGCAGTTGGAACAACATCACCAGTTTTGGTTAATTCTACTTCAATCCAATTACGTGCAGCTTCACCATCACCATATAAAAGATTCATTCGCATTTCTTCTGGCATACCGTTTACATCTTTTTCACTTAATCCCATTTCCATCAGTTTAGAACCTTCGTTCTCAACAATTTCATCTTCTTCCATCTGTAAATATTTCTTCATTGCTTCACGTTTAGATATAGATTCCATACCTTCAGCAGATGAATATGCATTCAACAGAATGGTGTGTAATTCGTTTTGCTTATAGATAGCAAATGATTGTGGTGGTGCAATACTAAATTCTAAATCATCAGGTAATTCTGTTCCAAATTTCTTAGAGAACTTACGGAAGTTTGTAAAGATTTCTTTAGATATAAATTTCTGTAGACGTTTGACATACCCTGCATAACGTAGTTCAGCAATGTATGCTGTTCCTAATCTGCCATCATTGTTTTGTGCGCCTGATTCATTATCAGCAAAACTATCAAGGTATGATGGTGGTATACGCATTGCCAATGCAAGTTTCTTATTGAAGAATTGCATGTCTTCTATTCGTCCCAGATTATCACCGCCCGGCAATGTCTCAACACGTGATCCACGACCTTCACCAGACTGAGCAAGGAAATAATCTTCTTGTGTTGATGCAGGATTGTAATCAGATTCAACCTGACCATTAGTAACAACCTGACGTTGACGCATTTTGTTCTTAACTTTTTCAATGTATGTTTCGGCTTTGTGTGCTGGCATCTTACCAATGTCAATGTAGAATACTCTACGTTCAGGAGCACGAACAATCCTGTAGATAACAACAGCATCTTCAAGTAATTGTAATTGTTTCCATACACGATATACTTTCTCAAGTATTGATTCACCCATAGGAGCATCACATGTTTTAAGTATCATTAATTTCTTGGCAGGAATCTTTTCTAATTCTGTTGCGGCATTTGTTCTTGTTTGAGTTTTTGGTTTGAAAATTTCAGTGCCATTATCTGTCTTGTATGCACCTTCTCTGTCATATAAATAGAATTCAACTTTTTCATCGTCTTTCTTATCTAACATGTACCCTTTGATTCTGTCAGTCTTAAGTTTAGCTAAAGACCCATCAGCTTTTGATTCAAACAACACAATGCCATACTTCAACATTTCTCTGGCGTAATTATAGAATTTGTAATCAAGTTGAGTTTTCTTTTCCCAGATGTCTAACGTCTTATTGATAGTTTTCAATTGAGTTTCTTTGACATCATCTTCAAATCCAAGTTCGAATAACGAATCATCATCAGCATTCTCAGATGAAATATCTTCTGCAATGATGTCAAGGGCGCGTGTGATATCGGTTGTCATGTCCATGTTACGGTATTTGTTGATACGTTCATCCCATTGACCACCAAACTCAACTAAGTTGTTATACCAAGAGTTGTTTCCTGTGGCAGATGACGCAGCAGGACTGTATGAACCTGAAGTTTTTACACCACCAGATACCGGACGCCATGTTCTTTCGAAATATGTAGACATTAATAATTCCTATTGTTATAACTTATTTATCTACGATTACTTTCGATAGATTTGATCAAGTCATGACTGATTGCTTTGTTTGACATTGATGGATAACTGTTGACCTCAAGTACAATCAAATGGTTATCTTTAATTAGTTCATCATGGTTCTTAATTCGTCCAATGAGTTTGGTTGCTTTACTGGCAGTGAATCCCATGATACTTTCACCCATAACCATATCGTCAATTTGACCAGCAGATACTACTGCCACATCAACACCACTCAACCCATACCCAAGAATTTCAGTTGCCTTAATTGCAATCTCAGCAACTGCTGATCCAACTGCTGAACTTTGGGATATCTGACTGATAGAAACATTCGCACCTGATTTCTTATAGATACCAGATACATGGTACTGACCATTCATATAATAGACGATGACCCTAAATTCAGCTTCGATGTCAACCAAATGTTGAAAGATGTAATCTTCTGGGTTATCAGGAAGTTTGTTAATGAGTTGCCCTTGTTGTCTCATTCCGGTCTTACGTTTGGCAATCATTCTGTTGATGTCAACTTTGATGGCATCAGTGTACGTCTTAAGGGTATTCACTTTCTTTTTGAGTTTGTTGTATTGTTGTGCTTTATCAAAGTATCTGTTACCAACAAACACAACGTTGTTTGCTGGTGGTATTGTGTTCCTGCCAAATTCAATGAATACAGTATCAGGTGAATAGAATTCTTCTGGATCAAATATTTCAACTGAACTTGATCTCTTGACCAACTTGGGTACGGTAGTCTTGAATGCACCAGTTGCTCTGTCTAATCCTTTGACGATGATTGCTTCGAATAAGTTAGTTAGTTTCATTTTGGAATGATGCCATATAGTGAATGACGTTTTGCGTAATAAGTTAATTGTTTACTGGTGGGTGAATCATGTTTAGAACTTTCACTAAAATCACTGACACCATACCATTCACTGACACCCATCTTCTTCCAGAAGGACAGTGCAGAAGGTTTAATATCAAATATCTTCAGATCACCCTTGACGGTTTTCATCAATGATTTGATAATCATCTTTCCATAACCACCCTTCCGAAATTTAGGTTTCAACATGATGTTTACCAGACCATCAATCTCACCATTACTGTCTTTGACAAACACTTCAATGAATCCACGTTCTTGTTCGTTTTGTTTTTCCTGAAATTCTTCTTTGGATAATCAATTTATGTCATATACTATATATTTCAATCTGGTATGGTCTGCATCACTATTACCTGAACGTGTGCCACCTGCTAACAAGATGTCATCATTCTGATATGAGGTCATACCCATACCATGTTCTGCTTTTTCTAATTTGTCAATTGCTTCAAACAGTTGAACGAGAATCATTAGAATTCCTTAATGACGTATTCATCAAAATATAAACTGATAATTTCTTTTGCTTCTTCACTCTTTCCAATCATCCATACATATAATTTGTTGTTGGTGAATGGTGATTTGATATGCAGGAACAAAGTTGACTTGGAATCTCTGTCAAGTAACTTGTTAATTTTCTTGTTCTTAACGTCTGTGGTCATGAATACTGCATCAAATGTCTTAACACGTTTCAATGCTGCTTTATATAATTTAAGGACGTTAGGTAAGCTGCTGTGTTCTTTGGCAAGCATAAGATATCCCATTTCAGCAAGACTCGAACCTTCTTCATCTTTCAGCACCTTAAGACCAATACTTCCAACCATCTGATCAGAACCTTTGATGAACAATCCCCATAACCGTCCTCTGCTTCCCAATCTTTTGATCAGACGTGCTGGTGTTAATTTCCACATCAATGTACCTGCTTCATTATAGAAATCAGAGAACATTTGTAATCCTGCTTTGTCTGAAATCTTAATGGGACGGACTTCATATTGTTCTGATGCTTCTGTTACTATTGTTTGTTCAAATTTCATTAGTGACTGTTCCTTATTGCGACTAATTGTGCTTTGTATCTGTCAAGCATTGCACGTTCTAATGGTGATGCTTTGCCACTGTTCACTTTAAATTGTAGTGAAAATATCTTGTTCTCAAGTTTGGTGATGCTTTTGTTTTTCTCAATTGCTTTGTAATCAGCAACATGCATGTACCTTGAATCTATTGTAATTGCTGCTTCAGCTATACCCCAGATGCCACCACTGATTGCGGTAAATGCACCTATAACCAACATAATCTTTTTCAGATTGATGTTCATTGTAAATTGTACGTTATTATCTGGCATATCCTTATCCTTAATGTCTGACGTAAGCTACTAATTCTTTGCCGTTCCAACAAGTACGACATTTCTTACAGTTACCAACCGCTTTAATGGATGGTTGATTTTTTGTCTTACTCTGTGGTACTTCTCCATCTACACTTAATGACGATGGACATATCACTACACCTTTCGGTACACCAAATTTAACCCATTGTCTAGCAGTCTTAATATCAACAACGGTACTGCCATCACCTTTGACAAATGTGCCATCTACCTGACCAGAACTACGTCTGACCTTCACATTCTTTAATTTGTCCATCTTGTCAATGACAACTGCCAGTTTGGGTATGTCATGCGACATAGTGGGAAACCAATGAGTTACATGTTTAGTTTTCTTCATTACTTCTAATATCTTTTCAGCTAACTTAGGATGATAAACATCACCACTGTCAAACCAACGCATCTTTCTGACTTCTTCTAACACTTCAACCATGTCATCCACCCATCCACTACGTTTCCAATCTTTTTGATTGTGTGTACGAGGATCTTTTACGTTTGCTCTTATGAAATTTCCCTTCTTTGCATAACATGATATGCATGATGGTTTTAGTTCACCTGTTGTTGGACACTTACTGCCGGGACAGGTAATCCCAGCATTCAGACTCCAAGATGGTACATTTTTTGGCATCTTAGCACCCTGTGACATTTTGATATCTTCAGATGCTTCAG